CTACTATGGAAATGTTAGAATTTCTGTGTCTCGAATCTTCCAGCGTCGACTCTTACGCTGAAATCCGAAATCGAGTTTTGTGGTATCTTATACTGTTTTCAAAAATAAGACAATTGTGTCTACTTACGCTGAAATTTCGAGAAAATATTTGAGCAGAAGCATAGACAAAGACAAGAAAAAATTAACTTTTAGTGATAAGCTTCGACATGACGGGTGGATTTTCAAATGAATTAGGTAGAAGCAAGCGAATGATAATTTGTGTGTCTGATCTTCCAGAAATAGTATAAGTTAAGCATCTGGGATTATTAAGCACATGATAACTAAAATATTTACACAGATTATAGCATGACTGAATACTATCTAGAAGACGACTTTGAAACGTATGAATTCTACGTTCAGGAAGGTTTGATTGACTGGGAAGTTCCGCTTACAATTTGAGTTATTTAGCTTCTGCTAAATTACTCATGGACACAAAAAAGATATAAATTTTATTTTCTGAAAGTCTAGTAGCAATGGTCCAGACCGGAAAGGAGCGAATAACACCCGATGAGTACAAGGAGATCGGTTTCAAGAGCAAGGTTGAGGGTATCAAATTCGCAAGGGACAATGGTATCGACTTTGGTCGTGAGCGCTCAATGCGTAACAGGAAGCGTGGTTTCATCGAAGCACTAAAGCTTGCAAAGAATCGATTCGACGGTGTACAGTACGTCAAAAACGAGATAGACTACAGCTCAATCAACCAAGATGAACGTGGTAATACAGCCAAGGTAGGTGTTCTGACGATCGAGGGTGGAACTGAATATACTAACGGGTCCAACAAGGAGACGATCCTCTATCTAGGGCCAGAAGTTGTACAAGCCATCGTTGAGAGAGCTGCCAGACCAGGGCAGAACATGGTTCAGTTAGTTAAGCTGACTTTGAAGGCTACAAACGGAAGGGAAAGGAGTGTTTGGTACAGTCGTAACGATGAGCTAGCAGAAAGACTCGGAAGAGAAGAAGGTCAAGAAGAGTATCATGGGTCAGTGGAGACAGAGTCAGTAATCGAGATTACCATCGAGAATCTGACTATACAGGAGATGAGGAAGCGTAGACGAGATGCCATCAGGGAAGCGGCTGATCGTGGAGTAGAAGAAGAAGGTGGTGCTTTGAAGAAAGTTCGTAATCAAAAATCGTACGTAAACGTCGAGGGTGGATTCTTCAGGTATCGAATCAGGTCTGACAAGAAATATCACGTGCCTTTACGTATGATCGAGAACACACTTGAGAGGTACCAGATTTACTTCGACGATGGTAGGGATAACATTGATAACTGCTTCGTACACGCTGTCAGAATGAGCGGTGTCGCAACTGAAGCTGAGATCCAGGGTCTGATACTCAAGATGACAGATCCAGACAACGTCAAGAAGTCGCTTGTCAGGGACTTTGCGAACAAAACAGGTATCAAAATAATCTTGACATACAAGTCTGGATCGCAGAACAAGATCGAGACGTACTGTAAGGATGGCGAACGTGTCATCCGAGTTGGACTTATCGAGAAGCACTACTTCCTATTCGAGGATGTTAAAATCAGCTTGTACGCTGTCAAGAACTATCGAGAGTTGTGGAAAGAAGAAGATTGGTGGTTGGTAACTGGTCGTAAAGCATCAGGTAGTCTGATTCGTGAGAAAGCAAGATCAAAGACAAACTCATGGAAGCTTATCAATGCTTTGTTACAAAACAAACAGGTACTTGAGAGGATCAACATCACATCATCCTCTCTGGGTCTCAGGAATCACGATCCGATCAAGGATGCTGACCTAATCATCGACAACACAGATGAGATCGAGGATTACAAACCATACACGGTCTTTCAGAAGACATCATACACCTCAAATGAAACAGGTATTACTGATCTTGATAGTAGCTCTGCTGAAGGAATTGAGAGCCTGATGGGGTATACAATGGATGGTAAGATCAAAGTGAACATCGGGTTTGACTTCGAGTCGACAACTAACACCGAAATTCACAAAGAGTACATGGTCTGTTATGCCATCTACGTTGAGGGTAAGAAGTGGGTTCAGACCAAGAGTGACGGAAAGAAGGTAGTTTCACCTACTTGGTGCATTGGGGGTAGTGATTGTGCTCTTACCTTCTTGAAGGATGTATCGAAGCGTTGTGATGAGGTTGTTCATGATAAGCTCAAAGAGTTTGGAATCAAGGTGAACGACTGGGGTTTCAAGAAGCTCCGACGTCAGTTCTTTACTTTCACCCTTTTGGCACACAATTTGTCATATGATATGCACTTCCTTGTGAAACACGTTACTGACTACAGACCTGTGTTAAGATCTGGTACTAGTGTATGTGGTGGCTCATTCAAGTTCTGTCGCGGTAAGTTCGACAATATCGAGTTTGAGCTGAAAGATACACTAGCCATCATCACAATGCCTCTATCCAAGTTCAAGGATATCTTCCGACTGGAGGATGGTATGGGTAAGGAGATCATGTCATACGATCTCTACACGGAAGATACGGTTGGTCTCAAGAGTCAACCTATCAATGCTGCACTTGAGAAGTTGAAACCAGCTGATCACGCACAATTCCTTGATAACATCAAGAAGTGGGGTGTCGTGATTGGTGATAACTTCGACCACATCAAGTACGCTGAGATTTACTGTAAGCGCGACGTTGAGGTAATGATGGGTGGTTACTTCACATTCAGAGGATGGGTGCTGAAGCAGCTGGGTATTGACATTGACAATAAGCTGACTATCTCATCTATCGCTGATGAGTACTTCGTCAACGAGGGTTGCTACGATGGTTGTATGAAGATCAACGGTGTTGCCAGGTACTTTATTCAGAAGACAGTGATAGGTGGTAGATGCATGTCAGCTAGTAATAAGATGTACGACATCGAGAAGAATCTGAACGACTTCGACGCTGTTTCCCTGTACCCATCTGCCATGAAGAGACTAGGTGAGGTCGGTGGTTACCTGATGGGTGTCCCGAAGGTGATAGCTGAGAAGAACCTCAACAAGAAGTTCCTCGACCGTCAGGATGGGTACTTCATTGAGGTTAGGATTGACCGAGTAAGAATCAAACGTAAGTTCCCACTGATATCTTACATTGGAGAAGATGGTGTTCGTCATTTCACCAACGATGTGAGCGAAAACTCGGTATTCCATTTCAATAAGATCAGCTTTGAGGACGCAATTGAGTATCATGGTCTTCGCGAAAACGACTACGAGATTGTGAAGGGTTACTACTTCAATGAAGGTAGGAATCCTTTGATCGGTAAGTCAATCTGTAAAGTGTTCCAGATGCGGCTAGACAAGAAGGCTGAGAAGTGTCCGAGCGAGACACTGTACAAGCTAGTGATGAACAGCTCATATGGTAAGACTATCATGAAGGAGCAGTCACACAAGCTCGAGTACAAGAATGATGAGGAGTCTTTCTTCAATTATGTGCTGAAGAACCATAACAGTGTACGTGAGATCACAAAGCTAGCTGGTTGTGATAAGTACCTGATCAAGGTGGTAAAGCCACTCAGTGAGCACTTCAATGCTTGTCAGATTGGATCAGAGATCTTGGCGATGTCGAAGAGGATCATGAATGAGGTGATGACTCTGGCTGAGGATAGTGGCATTGGTATCTACTACCAGGATACCGACTCGATGCACATCGAGGATGATAAGGTTGCATCGTTGGCTCGTAAGTTCAAGCGAGTTTACAAACGTGAGCTGATAGGTAAGGACATGGGTCAGTTCCATTGTGATTTTGAACCGTGTGGTGATCGAGCAGCCAAGTACTCAGTCAGGACTATCATCTTGGGTAAGAAGTCGTACTACGACAAGGTGTACTATGGTGATGATGAGAATGGGATGCCGATCTACAAGGATCACTTCAGGTTGAAGGGAATTCCATCTGACGTGGTAGTTAAGACTGCGGTTAACCGAGCCACTGAGGTGGACGGTAATCCAGAGTGGAGCGACATTGAGAAGCTGTACGCTGCTATGTCAGACGGGCATGCTATCTACTTCAACCTGCTAGCTTGCGGTGTCAAGTTCGAGAAGACCAAGGCTGGTAACTATCGTAATAGACGTGTGTTCATGCGTGGTCTGAGCTTCCAGGATAAGAGCCGAGAGGAAGTCGAGGACGATGACTTCTACGAAGAAGTGTCGATCGAGAAGAGCGACAAGAAGAAGGTCAAGTGAAAAACCATGTGTTGTATAAATATATTCATAACATGGATCTTTAGTCGTAAATGATATCAAGTGCCGAATACGTTGAAGCTTGTCGTAATTACGAGAGTGTTGTTTGTAGGTACAGAGCTGGGTTAGTTAGCAAAGCTGCTGTTTCAGATGCTAAGTATCTGAAAGACGCTTTGTACGCTGAGTTGGTTGAGGATTTACGTAGAGTCATGAGTCGAAAGAAGAGGACTAGGTGCGTCGATGAAGAAGACAAAATAGCTAGGAGGAAAGCTAACCAAAAAAGGTACAGTGAGAAAAAGAAAATCTAGACTAACTTATAGCATGAGCCTAAACCAGATAACAAATCCACTATCACAGTTCCCAATCTACGCCAAGACAGTATCAGTACCTCCTCTCCCAACACCGACTGGATTCACAGGATTGATCACAGTCAGAACTCCAACTGTTGACCCAAACACGCTGAACATCACGTCAAGCGTATACAAGCTCGGAGATCTATACACGATCATGTGTCGTGCACGTTTTACTGCAACAGCTGTAACACCGATCACATTCGACGTGAACATCCCTGGTTTTGTCTTCGCGACTGGGGAAGGTGAAGCTGCGCCAGTCATCAAGAATGGAGATTTCCCTAACTTAGCTCTCGAAGCCAACACGAATGGAATGATCGTCGACGGTTTCATGTTGGAAACAGCCCCAGGCTCAGGTGTTTTCGTACCAACTCTACGACTATTGTACTCTCACTACACGACAGGAACTTCTTCTGTCAACTCTGTGAACGGCCAGCCCTACGACCTTTCGTTCACGATGAACGCTGTAGTGAATTCAACAGCGTAGGAAGGTAAGATGCACAATAATATCTATTGTACATCCTAGTATAGTCATGAGCCTCAACCAGATTACAAACCCATTGTCAACGATTGACATTCAGGCTAGATCAATCACGATTCCAGATTTTGGAGGAACACCTGTTTCGTTAGAAGACAACAATGGTCCAGTTACATTCTCTACTGACCTAACTGCTCCTAATGTGCTGGCTTCAGGAACTATTCGAAGCCACTACATCAAGTACGGAAAAACGTACACAATCACAGCACGCATTCAGTTCACGACAGGAAACTCTGGAACGACACCTGACTTGAGTTTTATCCTCAACATCCCAGGATTCACGTTTGCTTCTAACACTGAAGAAGCAGCTCCAATCACGAAACGAACTGGTCTTCCATCATACATAGGAAACTACTACGACGGTGTCATCCAGGGTATTGATGGGACAAACGAGTTACTCGTAACACTTCTCGATGCAACTGCAAATCCAGCAGTTGCAGCAACATTGACAGCAGCACCTGGTCAAGCATACGATCTAGCGTTCACGATGACTGCTGAAAGTGCATAGTCACCCGTGACTATAATATGTAAGACTAGTATAGTAATGAGTCTTAACCAAGTAACACAACCGTTACACAATCTCTATACTCCGATCCTAACAGTTCCTGACAGAAGTGGATTTGTGCGTTATGCTACATCTACATTGACGTACATCAAAAATCAAACGATTCGAAGTCACATCACGAGTCTCGGAAAGAAGCACACGATCTTCTGCAACGCCCGTTTTCAAAGGAACGTTACAGCATCGGTGCCTTCTGTTCCAATTGCATTCCATGTTGGGCTTCCAGGCTTCTTGTTTCCAGCCGGAGTGAATGAAAGTGCAGTTGTCGCAAAACTTGCAGAATACCCAACAATCGACAAAGCAACACAAATATGCCTGTATGTTCAAGGTGTTGGTAACAGTGATGTTATCAGTGTTCGAGTTATGCCAAAAACAGGCACATCAAGTCTCATCGACATCAAGGACAATGCAGATGGAGATCAATTCGAGATCTCATTCACTTTCACGGCTATCTCAGCCTAACCTACTTGTCCAATATGATCACATAATATGTGATCATATTAGTATAATGTCGCTGAACCAGCTTACACTCGATCAAAAGAAACCTTGGCTCAATGTGCGCGTGAACAATCTCACCGTGGATGGAACATACATAGGTCCAGGATCTGGAGGCAGTGAGTTTGTAGTGAAACGTGGCACTACACCAAATCCAGCTTTGACTCCCAATCCAGACGAGATAATCGCCACCATTACTGCTACACTTACACCATCCATGATTCCTGTACCAAATTCATGGTACTCAATGCAGTACCTAGTGTGTCTTGCACTACCTGGCCCATTCACACCAGGAGTAATTCCTTTCCTAAGAGTTACTAAATGCAAAGTGTCTGATTTCAACATCCTCGCGTACGTAGATGCTGATTTCAAGATCGTGTGCATCTCATCGAACGAGTGGAATTCGGAGTATCCGTCACCACCTGGAGGAGGATTGCGCTATCAGGCAGATGTGAATGGTGTGAATAGTCTTGCTGTGGGAGCGATCAATCCATACGAAGTAACTGTCGAAATTAAGAACCTAGGTGTTGGCCTCCCACTCGATCCGAACCCAGCAGGTTACAATTATTCTTTTGAAGTCTCCGATGTCAAACGCCTGACATCTAACTGATCCACAGCATGACAATAATATCAACCTATTATAGTCATGTCAACCACACTCACAATTGACGGAGCGAGTACCTATCTTACAGACATCATCCAAGGTGATCTCTACCTACACAATGGTAACACCACCATCGGAGCACCAATCGACTCTCTCCAATCAAAGTCAGAGAAGTCCCAACCATATGGTTATGCGTCACTCGATCTGAATGGTAAGGTACCCACTACTGAGCTCCCAGACCTTGTTATCACAGACATATTCGTCGTCCCATTGAAGCCTGATCTGACCACTCTTACTGCAGCCAATGTGGGTGACGTAGGTATTGTCACAGGAGGAACCGAACCAGGAACTTATATTCTATCAGCTTACCCATACTCGGTTCTATCTAACTGGATCCCCCTGGTCTCTCCTGGAGCAGTAACAAATGTCTCAGCAACAGCTCCACTTTACATGTCTGGTACACCAACCAACCCAGTCACCAACCACAGCCCAACCAGTGTCACACCTGGTGTCTACACTTTCCCGTCATACGTGCAGACAGATGCTACTGGTCATGTCAGCGGGATCGTAGCTGGAACTGCACCAGAACTATTGGCCAACAAGAACATGCCATCCGGCTACGCTGGCCTTGACCCATCCGGCAAGATCCCAAATGCCCTGATCCCACCTCTGGCCATCACATCTACCACTGTCGTCCCACTCAAGTCAGACCTTACCACTATCACCACTGCCGAAGAGGGTGATGTAGGCATCGTCACATCTGACCCTACTCCAACGAACAACGGCAGCTACATCCTGACAACTCCACCGTACACTGTCCTAGCTAACTGGCTTCCTCTGGGAGCTGCAGGTTCTGGAATCACCACCATCAACGGCATTCCTGGTCCAGCAGCCATCCTAGGTGCCAATGACATCACTACTGGAACACTCCCGACAGCACAACTACCAGCGATCTCAACCACTGGAGACGCAACCGGAACAGCTCCTGCTGGTACTGGCTCTATCCCTCTAACCCTTTCCAACACACCAGTCACCCCAGGCTCATACACATCCGCCAACATCACAGTTGACTCCAAAGGTCGTCTTACAGCAGCGTCCAACGGATCAGGCGGTGCTACAGTCGTGAACCAGTTCTATGGTCTCTTGAATTCTCTCGTCAATCCTTCTGTTGACACCTTTGCGACTCCAGTAGTTGGTCAGACACTCGGAACTATCACTCTACCTGCCAACACCATCGGAGCCGGAGTCAACAAGAGCATCCAACTCGAAGTAACAGGAACGATTGTTGCTCCATCTGCTGTCGGTTTCTTCTCGAACGTTGGAGTGAATGGAACAAACATAGGAGCAATCGGAAGCTACAGTCTTACAGCTGGTGGAAACTACACATTCACATCCACTATCCGATTCACTCCTAACACACCAGCATACTACGCGACATTCATTCTCCAAACACCATCTGGTATGGCCATGTTCACCAACAGCGGTGTTTACTTTGGTGCCACCAATACCCCATTAGACGTCCAGCCGATCTTCAGGATGACTCCCGCGAATCCTGGAAATGAGATCCAGAACATCCAATACCGCATCGAGGTACTACAGTGACCTACAACATGACAATAATATCCACCTATTATAGTCATGTCAACCACACTAACAATTGACGGAGCAAGTACCTATCTTACAGACATCATACAAGGTGATCTCTACCTCCACAATGGTAACACAACAATTGGTGCTCCCATTGACTCGCTCCAGTCAAAGGTAGAAAGGGGACAGCCAGACGGCTATGCATCTCTCGACTCAACTGGGAAGGTTCCTGTCTCACAAATCCCATCACTAGTGATTCACGACGTTTTCATCGTAAACAACTATGTCGATTTGGCTACTTTGACCACTGCACAAGTAGGTGACGTAGGCATTGTCACGTCCGACGCACAACCACAATTGCGAGGTACATACATTCTCACACAGGAGCCATCATCTCTACTTGCGAACTGGTACAGGGTATCATCATCTACTCTAGTAGCATCTGTAAATGGAATCCAGGGTCCTACAGTCGTTCTCTCAGCTTCTAATCTTACTACTGGAACTCTTCCTGTGGCTCAGCTGCCAGTACTGCAAGCTACTGGTGATGCTACTGGAGTCTCTCTTACCGGTACTGGATCGATTCCTCTCACCCTCACGACAACCGGAGTCACCCCTGGTATCTATACCAGACCACTCCTAAACATTGATGCCAAGGGTCGCGTCCTCTCAGCCCTTGATGCGCCAAACATTCTCTATCAACAACCATCCTCTATTGACCCGTCAAACAACATCATCTATCGCATTGGCAATGCAGATGAATCGTCCTACCTGGACATGTCAGGAGGCTGCGACATCATGACACCCGGAAACAAGATCAATATCAGATGCGCACAGTTCAATCTTGACTGTCTCGGTAGCACAGTTCGTCTGACCACTGATGACGCATTTACTCTCGAGTCGCGTAACCTACAGATCACTACCCAAGATACCACAAACGTCAACTCACCTAACACGAACATCACGACTTCTCAGTTCAACCTGACCACTGACGCAAACGCTACAATCACTTCACCACAAGTGGCTATCAACTCAGATGCAAACACAATCACATCTGGGGCAACCGTATTCGCAGGTGGTGGTGCAGTTGTGATGGAGGGTCTTGGTGAGTTCGTCAACTCAACGTTCAACGTTGTTGTCACAACCTCTGGCATCCTAAACAAGAAAAGATACGCTGTTGGAACTGTAACATCAGGAGCAGCCGGTGTCTGGACATTTACGCATAACATCGGCCAGGTTCCTAGTCACTACACAGCATCATCGCTCAACAATTCATCAGTCATCACTGGTCAGAACATCGTCTCCATCAATGCTGTCACAACTACAACGATAACCGGTCGAGTGATGCAACCCATTACAATAGTCATGGGTGGAAACCCAATGCAGTTTGTAACAGGTGCACCCGTCAGGGTTTACTGTGAAATGCTTTGATCATAGCTATTTTCTTAGCTAGATAATTTATCTCGCTAAGAAAACTTGAAATGGATCAGAGGCCTTCTCCATATTGACTCTTCAGCATCGACTCGATTTCCTGAATCTCTTCTGGCTTGTATCGAGTGTAGAGCTTCCTGTAACAGCAAATGGAATTGGCATCTACTCGGTTGTACTTGACCCGCAGTTTGACAAAGATCATCCTGCTCGTGCCGGTGACGCAACTCTTATATTGGAGATCATCCCACAACTGAGCCGCATTGTAACGGTAACCGAACATCTTACCAGAGTCCTGATCGTAGACAGCTGACCATCGGCTTTCTCCAGGTGCGTAAACCTCTTCGTACGGCGTGATTTTCACAACTTCATCGTTTTCCAACTTCGTCCAGATCGGATCATCCCAATTGAGTACGACTCGGTTGAAATAAGCTGCGACGATCGGAGCCAACACCCACAGCTTCTTACGAGCCAAACCGTTGCTAACCAGGTCGTAAATCTTGTGGAACTCTTTCAGTGTGAGTGGAATGTCCCAATGGTGATACTCCTCAACAAACACAGACCATGAGATGCCAAGGTCAAGTTCGTTGATAGCTTCATCCAAAAGACGGTAGATCACTTCGGAACAAAGCGCATCGTTAAAACCTTCGGTAACAAAGCTTGGCTGCGTCGTGGTTGATGTTTGAAGATCGATGATATCCGTAGGTACAATCTCTTGGCTATCGGTCATCCCTGGAGTGTCACACATCGCTATATTCTTAGCGAGATTTTGTTCAGAGGAGATAGCACCCCTGAGAGTAAAGAACCCACATAGGTGCTGTCTTGCAGATGGTTACCCACCTACTTGGTAGCGCTAGAATACGCTCGATCTGTATCTGGTTCAGTCCACAGTAAACCTTCAAGAATCTTTGTATATGATAGGCGCTACCTGATCGTGGGAAGAATGTGACACTAGTTGCCTCATTAAGCAGAGTACGTGTCTTCTTGTAATCCATCAGTAGATGAGATGTACATAGAAGAGTTACCTTGTTGTGACGTCCTGTTTCCAGTAGGTCGCTGCGTAGATGAGCAATGTAGTCAGCAATGTTCTTTTCCTGAATTGTGTCAACGTCGTCGAAGATAACAGCGGATTTGGTCAGGTCCTCGTTGACAATAGGGTCATCAAGTAGCTCTTCATCGATCATAATGTGCTGAATGTCGTTGTTACCTTCGAGAGTCTTGTCTTGCTCCACACGTGAGAAGATGTAGACCTCACGTTTTGGGAACACTTTCTTGTACTCCTTGACGTAGTTGTTGAGGTAGGTACTCTTACCGCTGCCAGAAGGTCCTGCAATGTACAGACATTCTCGACCAAGTGATGTATTAGGTACGTGTGAGAGAGTACCATCGTGGATGTGGTACTCCTTACCACGACCCTCATCAATAATTTCGATGGTTCTGTTGAAAATCGATCTGAGATCGTCCCTCTTTGGAGCCTTGCGTCGTCTTACACAATCTCTGATAGTCTCTAGATCTGTTGGGTTGTATCGCTTTCGACGACCCTCTGTCATGATGTCCGATGTGAGGATGTCAAAGATATCATCTACTTCTATCGTTGGTTCAACAGTATCCATGTCGACCCTAAGTATCTTCCCCTTGTCACGTCCTCCGACTACTCTAGCGATAGGTGCTCCATGAGTAAATGATAGCATGGTAATAATTATAGCTAAGATTGTTTTTCGACAATTAAATCTTTTGTTAACCATTCATGAATGGTTTACAAAATGAGAAGATCGTGATCACTTCTTGTAGGTCTTCTTAGCGAGTTGGACAAGCTCTCCGAAGTCCATACCTGGATGTGCTAGTCGCATCTTGGACATGTGCATGTTCCATCGGTTAGGTGCGCGCTTCTGTTTTGGTTTCGATGTCTTCGAACCAGATGTTGCAGGCTTCTTGGTCGTAGTCTTCTTGATGATAGGTTTTGGCTTCGATCCTACCTTAGATACGGTAGTGTACGGGTCAGTCTTCTTGACTCCCTTAAGAAGCTTCTTGCCAGTCGCCTTCTTAACCTCGACAACGATCTCTTCTTCAGACTCCACCTCTTCCTTTGGGACACGCTTGGTCTTCGTGCGCTTTGTCTTGGTGGGTTCGTCATCATCTGTGATAGGTAGTGTTTTCTTTACACGCTTGGCAGGCTTAAGTGGCTCGTCATCGTCAGAAGTAGGAAGTGCTTTCTTCGTGCGCTTCTTAGGTTTCAATGGAGTCACGTTCTTGGCTTTCGACTTCTTTTTGGCAATGACCACATCCTCTTCAAGTACCGGTTCGATCATCTTGGCTTTCCTGTTGTGGGATGACTTGGGTCCAGGATTGGTATTCTTGACCTTGACCGTCTTGTCAGACTCATCCTTCTTGACTTGCTTCTTCAGTGCCTTTGTTAGAAGATCTGCTTTCTTGGAACGTCCTTTGTACGATGTTTGAGGCTCTTGAATTGTTTCATCCTTGTTACGTTGGAGACGTCGAAGCTCCCTCTTGATCAGAGCGAGTCTGGCGATGATACGGTTCTCACCATGTGTGTCTCCTTTGTCTGAAGCACGTTGACGAGCATCAATTAGGTCACGTTCTTCCTTTCGGAGCTTGTTGGCTTGGACTGATCCAACAATTGGTCGTGGAGGGTTGAATCTGGTTGGTTGGAGGTACTCGTCTTCGTAGTCATCTTCGTAGTCGATATCTGCGTAAAGCGATTTCTTGATAGCCTTGGCTCTGGATGATGATGTTGGTGCTGTAGTTGCTCCTCTGGTGGGTTGCATTGTCCTTCTGGTAGATGGAATAGATGGTCTGGATGGCTCTTCGTCAGATTCAGACGGTTCATGGTATTGTAGATCGTCTTCTGATTCAGACGAGTCATCGAAAACGTTAACGTTTGCACCTGGAGCTGTGTATGAAATGGTGTAATCTTGACCATTTCGACCTTTGGTTGTAACCATCGTCTTGTCACCGTATTTCTGCACATTCGTCACATCACCTGTTCCTGATCTTGCGATTTCTGTCTGGGCTATGTGGTCGTCAATGGCTAGAGGCTGACCATTGTCGATGTCGTCGTATTCTTGGTACCCCTCGTAAGGGTCAATGTTATCTGGTTCTTCACGATCAGATCCTGCGTTATCTAGCTCTTCACGATCAGATATTGCCTCAAGGTATTTCTGTTCAAGCATCCCCAACTGATCAAGGTACATCTTCTGTTGTGCTATGCTTGGTTTGACAATACCATTGTACATCTTCCTAATTTCATCCAGTTCTTTCATGAACCTATCAACAGGTTGAGATATCTTGTCATTGTTCATGTTGTCGATGAAGACTCCCTGCATGTCCTCGAATAACTTCTGGTATTCAATAAGTACCGGATCATTGATCTTACTTGTCGTGGCTGTGGTAGCTTCCTCTTGTTCAGAAACTTGTTCTGTGGTGCTTTCCAGATCAGCACCTGCTTCTTGTGCATCTTTGACGTGCTCTTCCACAAGTTCCGTCAGATCCTTAACACCTGTCTCTGTTGCGATTTCTGATGTTTCCAGGTTGCTTACATTATCCATGAAGGTAATTGCTTCCTGTGCCTTTTCCAACGTTTCTGTGACTACCTCAGGTGGTAGATTTGGGTTACTCGCGAGGTTGTCAAGGTTTGCTTCGTGCTGATCAAGGAGTGATTTCATGACAGTGCGTGTCGATTCAATATCTTTTTCCAGATCTCTCGGATGTTTGTACTCCTTATTCCATGATTTCTCAACAATTTCCGGTGTCAAATCAAGACCAACCGTCATAAATTCATGCCAATCAGTCAAATCCACCAGTTTGTCTAGGTCGTCATCTTCTTTGCTCAAAGTGAGCGATTTGATTGCACCGTCTCTCGTCATGTCGTATTTACCCTTCATCCCAGGTAGAAATGGCATCAAAAAACCAGATTCGAATGCCTTTGATCGTAGTTCCTCATCTGTTTCATTGTAAAGATCTCTAGCCAACCTTAAGCGTTTTGGCGCTGTCAAACTCCTAACCTTACCTTTCATGATGGTTTCCAGGGCTCTTTGAATTTCGTCTACTGATTTGTAAGTTGAAGCTGCGGCTGCAGCTTCTGAAGGTGTCATTGATTGTGTTGTGGTGGTTGATGATGGCTCAGAAGACGATGTTGTGGTGGTTGCTGGCTCCTCTGAGGATTTTTTGGTTGTAATCCTTCTTATCTTAGGTGCTGGCTTTTTGGGCTCTTCTGGTTCTGACTCAGCTTCAGACTCGTCTGGAGTTCCAGGATCGTGGTCAGTTTCGTATTTTGTTTCAGACTCGTCCTCTTCAAGCAGCCTACGGTTAACATCTTCGTAGATTTCAACTAGCCTTTTGCGCTGTCTTCTGTAAATCGCTTTACTTTTCTTACTCTCCGATTTGTCTCCCAGTAATTTTTCCAATCTGGCTTTGTGATCGTGAATTCTTTCCATAATCCAGTTAAGCGACTTCGCCTTGTTGATTTTTCCCATCTTAAAGACTTCATCCACCCATTCGTCGTAATCATCTTTTTCTCCATCCTTCTTACCATCAACCCCTATTCCGAAGATAAACGGTTTATCCTCTTCATCTACTACACCTTGGATCGTTGTTCCGAAGGTTCCGACAGCTGTGTTTTCAACTCCTCCACGCATTTTACGTCTCATTGAGTAATGTGCCTTCAGCTGACTTGGGGTGCGAAGTGCTCCACCGGTGACAGCCATGCGGATGGCTTCTTTGATCTTCTCATCAGCTGCGTTGTATGAGTCTTCCAGGCTCTTCCTGAGTTGTTCGATCAGCAGCGCATTTGGGTTTGATCCTCCTAGGTATTGAGTTCCTGTCTTGGCATACCTGGACAAAACCTGATCAATGTGTGAACCACCGAGAAATCGAAGATCCTTGTCGACGTAGCTTGACAACATCTTGTCAATGGACTTTGGTGACATCCGATCATTAGGGTAAGATCCTCCAATGAAACGGTTACCAGACTTAGCTAGTTTGTTAAGTACCGTGTTGATGCGACGCTCAAGCAATAACGACTCTGACATGATATTATATTGCTAACATATTATATCATGGATAAGCTGCTAAGCGCTAACGATATAGAAAAGGTAATTGGCTACCCGATTAAGGTGGCTTTGTACGATGACCTTAGCCACGCTAATCGGGTAGAAGAGCTTCTAGACGTTAACGGGGTATGTCTGATACTTGTCAGGTGTGGTCCTAATGTTGGACATTGGGTGGTGATCGTCGAAGAAGATGGTGTGATCACCTTCTTCGACTCATACGGAGGGTTCATTGATGATCAGTTGGGTCACACACCTATACGTTACAAACCAGATTTGTCGAGACTATTGAGTGAGTACGATGGAGATGTGCACTACAATTCTTACCAGTTACAGAAGTTTGGTGAGGATATCGCAACATGTGGTAGATGGTGCGCGTTCTACGTTATGAACAGGGCTATGGATGTGGATGACTTCGTGAAGGTTATGAAGAAGTATAAGCGAAACGGAGTCAACCTTGATGAGCTTGTCACTAACATGACTGGAAAATAATGTTGGGTAAGAATAGCCCATATGAGCAATCTTTACACAGATACTACTAACAACATCCACTACAATGCCATCATCATCAATCCAGCTGGAAGTGGAAAACTCATCCCGATGGAGTTCGAGCAGAATCATACACAAGCTATTATTTCTGACCCGACCAAATACACTCTCTGTGTGGAACGATTCAACATCCCGGGAAACGCCTTGCCGTTGTTCTTCTTCGTTGATGGGAAGTACTCTGTTACCCTTTCATTTGGGGGAGGCAACTACAGGGAGTTCCTTCCTTATGTACCTGTTATCGTTCCTTCTTTTGACCCTGGTGATAAGCCTATCTACTACTTCTCCCAGATGGTGAGTGCTTTCAATGATGCTTTCATCGCTGCATTCAACGCTTTGAAGACTGACCATCCTGTTGGTACTCCTGATCATCCACCTGTACTTATCTACAATCCTGGATCTCAGCTGTTCTCGTTTGTTGTTCCGAGGACTTACGACCCTACTGGCGGTCCGACTATTGAGGTGTTTCTGAACTACGAAGCAGCTGTTCTGTTTGAGAACATCCAGTTCTTCAGCTTCAGCAGGACTGATGTCAATGGTAAGGATAGTCAACTGATGGTGATGAACGAGTACAACAACTACTATCCTGTTTCTACTGATCCTGCAGTTAACTTTGTAGGCGCTTCTGGTACATATCCAGCATACCAGTTCACAAGCCAGTACCCCTACTTCAGACAGTGGAATCAACTGAAGAGCATCATCATTACCACACAGTCTATCCCTTGTAGGCGAGAGGTGGTTGCTCTTGATGGGGCTGATCAGAGTTCGTTCATCAGTATGCTTACTGACTTCACTCCTCAGATCAATTCTTCGGCTGATATCCTGTCAACCTTCTACTTCTTCCCGCAGGGTCCTTACAGGTTGATCGATCTTGTCAATCAGACGCCATTGTACAGGTTCGACTTCAAGATCTATTGGAGTACGTTTGATGGTAAACTGTTCCCGATGTATTTGACACCTGGAAACGAGGTGAACATCAAGTTCCTGTTCATGAAGCGAGTTGCTGGTAACTTTATCAACGCAGGTGGCGTGTAGAGTTGGTTGTAGTGTATAATCAAACTAAAAATGTTAGTTTAGTTATAGTCATGTCGCAAGCAGTTGTTCCTTTCAAGAGTGTTAAGGCTATCGATCCGCGTGTCGATTTCAATGTTCCCGATTACCTGATCCATCAGGGCGCTTCAGATATGAGCTTCCGTATTGTGAATGCACAGTCTGTCAGCAACTCTTCCATCAATTTCACCTGCCCTCCTCCGAACGTTGGTGTTGCAGTGGATCGAAAGGTGTTCATCGAACTCTTGGCGACTCTTCGTTTCACTGGTGATTCTGGTGATGCCAACCGACCTCTTCTTGAGATCGGTACGAACGACGCTCCTCGTAGCTATCCCCTGTCCAAGATCTGTCAGTCTGTCAGTGTTGTCTTGAACAACCAAACTATCACACAGAACATTTCAGACTACGCTGATGCTCTGTTGCACTACAACAATGAGCTGAATGTTCGTCAGTTTGAGTTGTCAGGTACTCCTACTATGCTCGACACCATGCAAGACTACCGTCAGTACGTTGGTTGCCCTGAGCTTCGTGAAGCAAAGAATCCGGCTGTCGCCTTTTCGCTTGCTAACTCAAAACAGTCTCTTGGTCTCGGCAGTGCGCGCAATCCTCTTGCATCTTACGGTGAGAACTCGACAGAGAACGCCAGGGGTGGTTACAGCGGAATCAAGGTCAAGAAGATGACCAGTACTGAGGCTGAAGTTGAACTACTTATCTACGAGCCTCTTTTCCTGAGTCCTCTCATCTTCGGTGACCGAGAATCGATGGGTCTTTATGGTATCCAGACGTTCGATATTACCTTGAACATGGGTAACTTGCAACGTTGCTGGTCTCACGCACCTTTGCCTGTTGGCACTCAGATCAACAGCCTCGAAGTTACACTTGCGGGCCAAACTTCGTGCAAGGCTCACTTCTGCTATCTAACCCCTCAGATCAACCAGGTTCTGAGCCCTGACAGCACTTACAAGTACCCTTACTACTCCATCGAGCGCTACCAGACTGAGATCACACCGAACACCACTGAGCCTGGTAGTGTTTTGAACGTCGTCTCTCAGAACCTTCAGCTCGCAACCGTTCCTCGGCGTATCTATGTTTTTGCTCGATTGAGCAACAGCAAGCAGCAATCTGTCGACAACTCCATTAGCCCTAACCGGTTTCCTTACGAGGCATCTGACACTTACGCGCGACTTGACACGATCAACGTCACTTTCTGTAACAAGTCGGTGTTGAACACGGCTAAGTCGTTCGATCTTTGGCGCATGTCCAAGAACAATGGAGTTCAGTGCTCCTGGGATCAATGGAACAAGTACCAGGGTTCGGTCTTCTGTATCGATTCCGCTCGTGACCTTTCACTTGGTCCTCTGGACGCGCCTGGTGTGCAAGGTCAGTACAACTTCTATTTCACGGCTCAGTTCACTGATCTGCGCCCGACCGTGTACGACCCCGTCACCGGAAATGTGGTTCCTCAGCCCATTCCTTACACCCTTTTTGTTGTTACTGTCAATGAGGGTTCTTTCACTGTCAAGCAACAGACCACCATCATGCAAGTTGGTATTGTTTCACCTGGGGACGTTCTCAACGATCCTACCATCCCTGTTGCAGACTACTACAGCTCGATGCGTGGTGCAAACTTCTACGGTGGTGCCTTCATGGACACTGTTAAGAAGTATGGTAAGAAGGCACTTGTTGGCTTGAATGCTGCTCTTCCTGCTCTGAATGCTGCTGCTCCATTCTTGCCTGGATCACCTATCACCGTACCTGTCCTCAAGAGTCTTGAGAGGTTTCTACCAAAGCTGATTGGAGCTGGTGTCATGGAGGGTGAGGCTCGCAAGATCTGTGGTGGCGGATACTCTGAGGATCAGATCAAGAGCTACCTTCGCCACATCAAGGGCCGTGGTGTCACTGGTGGAAGCGAAGTTGGTGGTCGAGTGGTTGGTGGTGCTATGGCTTCCAAGAACCGCATGGCTCGTCATCTTCGAGGTTGAGGTTGAGGTTGATGTGAAATGATATTTCACATCAACTCTTTGTTTAGTTTACACCTAACATGAGTGTATCGCCATGATGCTTCTTGAAGTATGACACTATTTCGAACAGCCTTTGAGATCTGAACCTTCCTTCATGTATCAGCTCGTAGAATGTTACATAGTCTTCCATTATGGATGGTTTGCAGGCTCTTACAGGAATTCCAAAGTAAGCCATTATGTAAATTGGTATGATGATAGCTCTTTTTCTTGTAGACTTGTTCCTCCAGATTCTCCTGAAAACCTTCTTGAACTCTTCCCTTGTGAGAATCTTGGAGTTATCTCCTGAATGTTTTTTCTTGAAGATCTCCCACGTTGTGTTGTCTGTTATTTTACAGAAAGCATCCATCTTGATGTTAGCTTCAACTTCATTCACGTATGTCTTCACCTCTTCATCTGAAAACTCACCTCTCGTATACTTACGTGAGTTGAGATACGATTCACGTAGAAGAACTCTCAGTATTGCTTCTGTAAGCGGAACTTCCCAGTCAATCAAACCTTCCTGAACGTAGAATTCATGCGTTTCAAAGTCGTCTTCTAGATAGTATTCAGTCATGCTATAATCTGTGTAAATATTTTAGTTATCATGTGCTTAATAATCCCAGATGCTTAACTTATACTATTTCTGGAAG